ACAACCAAAGGAAGTATCAATGGTAACGAAACGAAAAGCAGCGCCAGCATTGTCTAGCGAATCACCAGCACCAGCTAGTAAAAGCAATAGCTTGCGTGTACGACTAGATGACATGGCAACGATCCAGCCTAAGACAGCAAAGCAGAAGGAATTCTTCGATGCCTATAACGCTGGTGACTACTTCATGTGTTTGCATGGTGTTGCTGGTACGGGTAAGACTTACATCGCCCTGTACAAAGCGCTTGAAGAAGTGATGGAGAAGACCAACCCTTATAAGAAGGTTGTCATTGTCCGTAGTTCTGTTCAAAGCCGTGACATGGGTTTCTTACCCGGTGACGCTAACGAGAAGATGGAGACATTCATCCAGCCCTATCGTCAAATCTGTGCTGACTTGTTCAACCGCAAAGATGCATGGGATCGTTTGTCAGAACAAGGCTACATTGAATTCATTTCAACCAGCTTCATTCGCGGCACCACCTTCACCAACTCCATCTTGTTGGCTGATGAAATTCAGAACATGACGTTTGAAGAACTTGATACCATTGTCACTCGTGTTGGTCATACATCGAAGATTATCTATTGCGGTGATATTCGACAGACTGACTTGAAGAAGAAGGATGACAAGACAGGACTGCCAAAGTTCTTGGACATTGTTCAAGACATGAAAGAGTTCAGCAGGTTTGAGTTTGGCATGGACGATATTGTCCGAAGCAGCTTGGTCAAAAATTACATCATCGCAAAAACACTCTATGAGGATCGTCAATAATGTTAGTCATTAACTTGCGCCACGGCTTCGGCTTTGACATTGAATACAACGAAGACATTTGTCACATTGTTGACACTGGTGACAGGCACGATACGTTGCATGCCTTTAGCGGCATCATCTTAATGTTGCCGTTCCTTAAAATCTATCTTGGTGAGTTCGACCAAATCGGTGAACTGGTACCTGAGAAGAAGAATGATTGAGGTAGTCATCACAGGCGACATGCTCGTCACAGCCCGAGACAAAGCGGCAGAGATGGGTAAGCTACGCAATAGCATCATCAGTGGGGCAGGCAACTTAGCTGGCTTCTTGGGTGAAGCTATTGCTCAACAGGTCATGGGTGGTGTACTCGCTAACACCTATGAATATGACCTAGTTCTAAGCAATGGTAAGACAGTGGATGTGAAGACTAAACAGACTTCTGTTAAACCTCTTGACACCTATGAGTGTTCTATTGCTGCGTTAAATACAACCCAAGAGTGTGACTACTATGCTTTCGTTCGGGTCAAGAACGACTTCAGCATTGGTTGGTTCTTAGGTGTATATGATAAAAAACAATACATGCTTGACGCAAAGTATCTGACTAAGGGTACAATTGATCCCGACAATGGCTATGTAGTTAAGAGCAATTGTTACAACCTTCCTATCCATCAACTAAAGGAGCATACATATGCCACCAGCTAATAAAGCCACCATCATTTTTACCGACAACAATGACGGTGGTCTTGAGATGCAAATCTTGTTCGACCCTGAACCAATCAACAAAGAAAGCAATGCACACATCGCTGCTGTGTTGGCCTATCAATACATTGCAGAGAAAGTTAACGAGGCTGCTAAAGATGAATCAACCTGAACAACCTATCAAGCGCACCGCTGTCACCACGACAGACATGCAACAGAAGACGAAGAAGGTGGAATACTTTATTGTCCCTGAGACGACGACAACATTGTGTTTCATGCATCTGCATTGTGGCTTTCTTATCATTGGTAAGAGCGCCTGTGTAGACCCTGCTAAGTTCAACCAAGCTCTTGGTGAGAAGTATGCTTACGAAGATGCCATCAACAAGATGTGGGAACTTGAAGGGTATTTGTTAGCTAACGAACTTTACGGAGATACTCATGCATCCTAAGCGTCCGCAACATTTGCTCAGCATTCAATACGGCAAAGGCTATTACGCCTTCAGTCGTGGATGGCTTAGCAACAGTTACGATCCCGACAGCTTGGCTGGTAAAGAATGGCAGCGTGGCTTTGATGCTGCCTACTTCGACAATCTTGCAAAGCTGAAGTGATGAAACGAAAAGGGGAGCTACACAGGCTCCCCTTTTTTATTGTCGGTACTTGTTGATATTTACCGACGACTTGCTAAACCACCCTTTGCCAGCTTCGGAATCATCTTCGTCACTTCATCCAATGGTTTAGTTCTCTTGGCTTCGTCAACGGCTGTGGAGATTGCAGGGTCTGTCTGCTGAAACTTCTTCATCTTGTCACTGAGTTCATACAGATTCTGTGCTTTCTGCTTAGCGCCACCGTCCCACAAAATATCACCAACCTCTCGCATCTGACGCTGGATACCTGAGTAGTCAGCGAAGAAGTTGATGGCAGCTTGATATTGCTGACCAAGACCTGTCTTAGTCGATGTCACCTTACCCATACTCATATAACTATTCATCAAGTCTTTGATGCCGCCATAAGACATGTATGCCAGTTTCATGCGCTCTTTAGGATTGGTAGACTGACGAGCAAGCTTCATGTATTCAGCAACAATGTCTTCGTCCTTCTTCACCTCAGCACGAATAACATCCTTACCACCACGTTGCAGCGCCTCAGACACTTCTGCACTGGCACCGCGCAACGAAGTTCCTCTACCTTTAACACGCAGCTTCTCAGCCTCCAACATCATGTCTTCAGTTTCCAAGAAGCCAGCACGAGGCAGACCAATCGGACGAACAACACCGGGTGCGCCAGTGACAGCGCGAAGGATGGTGTTCATGTCTTTTGTGTCATACTTCTCAGGGGCCATGTTGATTTTGTTGAACACATAATCGGCGTATGGAATCTCAGTGACGACATAGTTCTCTGGATTGGTACCACCGAATGGACCACCACGGAAACCCAAGTTCAAATCTTTAGTGAAGGATGGAGCACCCACCATCATCTCTGAGTGAAACTCATCGCGTTTTGCAGGATCATCAAAGCCTGTCTTCTTCAAGCGATTAATGTCTTCGGTAGCACTTTGACCGTGGAACAGTTTGACAGGCGGCACATCCTTGTACTTCTCACGCAAAGTATCAAGACGTTTCTGGTACTGAGTAGCCAACTTGACAGCATCATCAAGCATGGCAGGGTCTTTAGGATTGAGTTCGACACCACGCGAATATCGATAGTCACCCAACACCACACCCAACACATCATCATCCACGAAAGCAAACTTGTCGTTGTTACGCAGCTTAAAGAAGCTGTCTTCGCGTGTCTCTTTAATGGAAGCAATTGCTTTATTACGCGCAGTGACACTAGTGTTACCAGTGATGCTGTTCACATCGCCTGACAAATACTTAGGATCAACACCGTATTCATCAGCAACTGGTTCAACCTTTTTAACTACAGCTTTGCCGCCAATGCTGACAGGGTTGCCGTCAATATCATATTCAACTTCATCCACCAAAGACTCAGCAGCCTCATCGGTCTTCTTAGCAAACGGTGCTGGAGGAATCTCAGACGACTTCAATCCTTTAGCCATACCTGTGAAGCTATGCAGAGTGTTTTCATAGTCTTCGGGGTTGGCAACCTTCCAACTCTTAAGCTGTTCAGGTGTATACATCTCCAGCATAGCCTCTTCACCTTTGATGTAGTCTTCCGACTCAAAGGCTTTAGAAGGCGTAGGAGCCTCGATTGTCTGTTCCAGTGGGGTAGGTGCAGCCTCCTTAATTGGGGCTGCTGTAGGTACCTTTGCTGGCTTTGGCGCTGCCTTCTTAGTCAGCATGTCTGCCATCTGATTCATCACGGGTGATGGTTCAGCAACTGCACCAATGCGTTTGTTAATGATGTCGTCAATGGCGGCTGTGTCGGCAGGTGCAGGTGCAACGCCCTTGAGCCTCTTTGCTGTGTCCAACACAGACTCAGCAGCACCACCGACAATCTTCTTACCTACAGCTTTGGCAGCGGTAAGACCACCAAGTGCATAACCGGGAACTAAACCACCTGCTGCAAAGGCTAAGTTGCCCAACATAGCGTTGTACTTATCAACGGCTTTGTAGTCTTTGGCTTCTTCCAATGTCTTACCGCCGTGGTCTTTAGCGTAACGCTCGTTAATAACCTTGCGTTGATCCTGTGACAGCTTATCAAACTGCATCTTCTTAACGCGAAGAATGTCTTCAGACATGAACTTGCCGTCTGTCTTGTCACGGGCAATGCTTGTCACATCACGCACAACGTTAGTCAGTGCAAGCTTCTGTTCTGTAGGAGACAATGCCTGATAGCGCTTGTTGGCAGTAGTGCGTTCAATAGCGCTAATGACCAGCGGGTTAGCAGTTTCAACAAAGGAGCGATCATACAGACGATCACCCGATGATGGGCCGTACAGTTTGTACGGATCAATACCGAGTCGAATAATCTCTTGCTCAGCAGGAGTCTTCTCAGGTGTCTCTCGCACACCAACCAAGCTGTAGAAGAATTCACCTTCTTTGTACACTGGACCTTCACGCAAACGTGGGATGGCTTCAGGTAGTTGTTCTTTGACAACGGGCAACTTAGACTGCACACGATTGACAGCGGCCTCAATGAAGCGATCACCACTACCTTCAGCGGTGATGACGTTAGGGTCACGCTGAACAGAACCTTCTTCACGGAACAAGTCAAAGAATTCGTAAGCGCTCTTGAACACAAACGGTTGTGAGAAACGAGCAGTGAAGTCACCAATAACTTTACCCAGAGCAACCTCAAGTTTGTCAGCTTCTTTCTCAGATGAGAATGCAGCGAACACCTGATCAAGGAATTGGTTCTGTGTACCAGCAGGCATCTTCATACCGATGATGGCTTCAGCAGCTTCGGCTGTCTTTGGCTCAAGACCGAGCTTACGCTTAGCCATGAAGTCAGCAACAGCCAGTGTTGGACCCAATGGGAAGATGGCACGGGTGTCGATGGTGGAGCCATCGTCGTTCTTCATGTTGTACCACTCAGTGTCTTGGTTGTTCAGACGATAGTCGTATGCAGCAGCTAACGCAGCGGTGCCAACAACACCTTTGGCAATGTTCTCTTGACCTTTACGAATGAGGGCATCACCGCCAGAAGAGCCAGCAGCTTTCAACAATGCGCCCTGTGCCAAGTCTTCAGCACCAGACATAGCACCGAAGACGCTATAGCGGTATTGGAAGGCAATGGCGTTTGACATGAAGCGAGGGAATGTCGCAAGTAAACTACCACCGGGGAACTCAGCAGCTTTAACAAACAAGTTGCCAGCAGCTTCTGCACCAGCTTCAAAGGTTTGAATACCTTTCTTCTGCACCTTCGGTGTGTACGAGAAGGTAGCCTTTAATGTTTCATCAGTGGCTTGTTGCAGGATTGATGCAGGGATGGTCTTACCTTGACCGATGGTTTCATACATGTCCAAACCAGCACGGCGCATGTGCTTCTCAACAGAAGCGTTGAAGATGGCTTTGCGGAAGAAGGCATCTTGTGCAACGTTCAAGCTGTTGAAGATTTGTGCAGCACGAGAGATTTCATTGGTGGAGCTTTCCTGTGTAGCGCTCAAGATGTTGTTACGCAACGCAGGGTTGTGTTGCAACAATGTGTCTGTAACTTCAGTGGACAATCCACCTTTAGCCATGTAACCGTACACGCTGAATGCATCACTCATTGTGTCACCAAGACTACGCATAGCTGTGGTGAGTCGTTGACCTTTAGCAGCACCATCTAAAGTGCGACCAACAGTATACATAGCACCTTCGATCAATGATGCGGCAGAGTTGTATGTCAAACCGACAGTGGTGCCCAAGACGTTACGCACTGTGGTGCCAATACCAGAAACAACCCAAGCTTTGGATTCACGCTCAAGCGTTTGTACAGCTTGACCAACACGACCAAGCGCTGACACTTGACTATCAGGCTTCTCAAACAAAGCATCAACTTGCTTCTTGAGTTCTGGATCAATCTCTGTCATGCGCTTGAGCACTTTAGAGGCAGCAGAATATTGCTGCATCACCTGAGCAGCTTCTGTCACTGTCAGTTTGTTAGCAGCAGCAAACTCGTCAGGGGTCAATCCTTCTTTACGGATGGCCTGTTCAAGCAAGGTGTCGTCGATGTTGTCCAACTGAGAGAACACTTCAGCAATGGCTGTACTCGTCTTCTGGTTAGGACGTAGACGGAATGTAGGGTCTTGTTCGATGACATGTAATGCTACACGTACAGCACGAGCAGATAAGTCTTTCTGAATCTTTGCATCAGTCAAAGCTGTTGCAGGATTAACCTCATCCAAGATTTTGGCACCTTGAATGTTCATGAACTCTTCAACAACGGTGTCCATGTTCTGTGCAACAGGATCAGCCAACACACGCTCAGTAGATGTGACAGGAGCGTTAGGGTCTTTAGGCGATACTTGTTTCTTCTTCAAGATGTCGCTGAGTTGTTCAGCACCAGACTTACCAGTAGGAACAGCCAATGTACCCTTAGCTTCAAAGAAACCACCGACAGAACTGAACAAGGCAGCAGTAGCGATTTGACCAGCGTCGAGTTCAGCGGGTTGCTCACCAAGAGACTTGGCAACTTCTTGCTTCTTCTTTTGTTCAACAACGTTTTGACCAGCACCAACAACTGCTTCAGTACCAACTGTAGCGGCAGTGACAGCAGCGGGT